ATTAAAAACTCCCAGGTATAACCCTCAATATCAACCTTTATTAGATCAATTATTTTATCTAATAAGTTTAACTCTGATAGTAAGGTTGTCATCTTTTTTACTGGTACTTCAATAGTGGTTACATGATTTTTAAACTGTTCTTGGTCTACCAGCTTTTGGGCATAAATAGATGAGCATCCAACATAGTCTTCTCTTTCGTGAGATACCTGCTGAAAACTTGTCACTCCATCGTAGTCAGATATGGCTGTATGTATTACCGCCATGTGTGGGTAATTCTTTTGGGTTATCTTTATGGCTTCTGGATTAGCATCTATAACATACTCATGTTTACTATTTAAGGTAAACTCTAGGTAAAAAGCATCATGACCATCACGAGTACCAACATCAATGATGATTTCGGCAGTGTCTCCAAAAAACTTTCTATAGTTAGTTGCTAGGGGCTCTAGCGGATTGACATTACGAAGGTGCCCCATTATTCACCAGCTAAATATTTCTTAAACGGTAAAAGAGTGTTTTCCCACATCAATTTTTCATGTCCATATCTATATACAGTTGGTAGTTTTTCAGATACAAAGTTAAAACATGCTTCTCTAAATGAGTCTACATCATCTGCTATAACAACATTTCTAGAATTAGCAAAAGATTCAAATGTTCTGAATGATTTTGTTGTTCCAACAACTGGTCTTCCAGATACCAGGGCTTCTGCTGTCTTTAGATTACTACCACCGCCATAAGGTATTGGCAAAAGAATAACATTAGCAGATGCAATAAGTTTGTTTAACTCATCATTAGATCTAATTCCTAAAAAGAATACTTCCGTTCCTTTTATAAGACTGACCTCTTTACCAACATTTCCACGCAAAGCATCACACATACTGCCAACATAAATAAGCCTAGAGTTTTCTGGTAGCCATTCAGCAGCATCGTTGAGGTATTTCATTGACCCCTCAACATTTGGTGGGTGTCCAGAGCCAATAACTAATGCATAGTTGTTAACAGATGCAATCTTTTGTGGGCTTGCCACTGTACCGTTGTTTGCAGCAATAACATTTGTTGCACCATTATTTTGAAACCAAAGTTTATCTAGTTCCGTGATACATAAAATTAAATCACATTCTCTTGCAATCTCTTCTTCAAGTTCTCTAACATACTTAACTGCACTAATTCTAGCATTTTCAGGAAGTTCTTTTAATAGGTCAGACTTTAATAAAAACTCGATGTTTTGGCTTGAATGAATTAGTTTAGCGTTTGGAAACATCTTTTTAAGTTTTTTTGCTTCTTCCCATAGCCAGGGGTGATCAAAGCTAATTGCATCTGGAATACGGTCCAAGTAGTTTTCTGTATAATAATCCTTGAACATCATTATAATATCATCTAATTGTGGGTGCTTGTGATTAGTCCACTCTGGAATATCTGGTAAAAATCTAATCGGAAGTTGATGGACGTGCAATATCTTTGAGTTTGGGTATACATCTTTAATTACTTTAAATACTTGCTGGGACCTAATAGCACCACCCCACTCTCCATCTGGAGGAAATGGTGACAAGTGCAATATGGAAGCATCGTTTGGTAAGTCTAATGCATTATTACAGGCAACAATACTTTTCATAGTTCCTCAATAGTTTCATGTTCAATTCCTAAGTCATCTAGCGGAATAAAGTCTTCATTCATAACGACTTCATCATAGTGAATGCCATCTAATGTAAACTGTACACGGGATGAATGAGCACCAAAAGAAACTAACTCAGCAGTTACATGCTCTTCAATCATCCAAACTAAACGATAAAACATTACACTGCTCTCCTTGGCGGATCGCCTTTTGCACCGTCAAAGTGGAAAGGTATCCCAAATGATTCTACAATATTACGAAGCTCATGAAGATACTCAAGTGTTCCAACCTGTTGTCCATCACTCATAGACATTACTTCATTTTCATATGTTCTTGCAGCAAGATAATCTGGAAACTCTACAAAGTCTACTGTTAGTTTTGCATATGGTTTTTTCACAGACTTCATTGCTGCTAAAATCTCTGGGGTAAACCTAGCCATTAATAGCCTCTAATATTTTTTGCCATATCTCTTTGGTCTTGTGTGCATTACGAGCCTGATTAATTTCACCATCAACTAGGTACACTCCACCCCAAACACCCCATTCTGCATTGGTTGTTCCTTGGTTAAAGCATTCTTTAATTACTGGACACCTAAGACAAACATTTTCATCAATAGCCTTTGCAAGGTCTTCATCTTCTTCATACTTATCGAAGAACATTTCCTTGTCCATAGCTCTGCACTGGGCTTTAAGTACCCACTCATCCTCTAGCATATCGGTTAGGTATCTCCCATCCCTCTTCAGTAATTGGGAATGTTTTAGCAAAGCCCCACTTAAAACTTTTAAAGATACCGCTTGGCATAAAATATGCATCTGGATCTGGTTTAAACTCTACTATATCCCAGCCATCCCAGGATAGGGCTGGTGTCTTATCTACTAACTTATGTGCATAAGCATAGTTTGTAACTAACATTATATTCCTTTAGTATTTGTAATAGGATGATTTGGTCTTACTGTTTTCTGCTTTGTCTAACAAAGAATCAAAGAACCTTTGATCTTCTTTAGAGTTAAATGATAGCACATGATCAAACTCATATGTATCGAAGTCTTCAACTACTTGTGCTTTTCTTACTCTGCTAAACTTAGCCTTGATTCCATTTTGCTTTAGCATTCCTTCGCTTCGGTTAACAAACTCAGCAGTGAAGTTATTAATCTTATGGGGACCAGCAGTATATATTTCAAGCCTACCGTCACTATTTTTCATATTTTCTTCAATAGCAACTACCATGCCACGCATAAATGTGGGGTAGTCTTCAAACTTATCTGTTCCATATACTAAAATTTTCATACTATATTATATCAATTATGAATATTGTTGTCAAGGGTTATGTTTTAATTATATAGTTTACTACTATATAAGGTTGTAGGTTTGATAGGGTGTCTGATGCAGATACACTATGAGAGTGTGCTGCTTGATTGCTAGTGGTATTTCCATCACTTGCACCGCCTGTACCGTTTCCAGCATTAGCTCCACCAGTTGTAATGCCAAAACCATTAGCATTGGATGTATTTCCGTAGTTTGAGTTTCCAGTTGTAATACCAGCACCATTTGCATTAGAAGTTCCACCATTAAATGCTACAACATTGTGTGCATGATCTGGGCTGTTAGACACAGCAAAGTTGTCAGCATGGGCGTGACCTATAGACTGTAGGGTATTGGAAGTATTTCCAGAAGAAGCCTTGGTTCCTGCGGTATTATTTGCAGATACGGAACCAGAGATACCATGATTGTGAGAACCACCAGTGATGTTGTGATCATGTGCGGCGTTGTGACTATGATCTGCGTAGTGACTATGGTCTGAATAGTGACTATGGTCTGCATAGTGACTATGATCTGCCGTATTGTGTGAATGATCTGTCGTTGTATGACTATGATTACCAGCATCACCTGTATTTGCAGAAGCATGTTGGTGAGTTTTTGCACCACCAGTTTCATTGAGTGCGTCAAACTCTGTCTGAGCAGAGTCTAATCCAACAGGTATTCTACCTTTTAAGTTTGGTAAGTTAAAGGTCGTTGAGCCATCACCAACACCATAGGTTGTTGAGATAGCAGAAAATAAAACAGGATAAGTTACCCTGCTAATAGCAGAACCGTCACAAATCAACCAGCCAGAGGGAGCAGAAGCCCCTGCATATTGAACAATCATTCCAGGAACGTTTGTTATTTTTTGAGCAATTAGATCGGTTACTGTTGCAGAAAAGTTTGCATCATCATTTAAAGCTGCTGCTAACTCATTTAAAGTATTAAGTGTGGTTGGAGATGAGTCTATTAGATTAGTAATTGCAGTACTTACAGCATTGTCTGCATAAACCTTTGTTGCGTAAAGAGAAACGGCAGTAGACTCTTCTAGATAGTTTGTTGTAAGATCTACTCCAACTAAGTCCCAGGAAACACCATTCCATACATAGTCTTCATACACGTCTCCAATATCTGGATCAAGTGGAAATATAGTAGCCATAGTAATCTAATTATACCTTAATTCTATTGGCAAAGTCTTTCCATTCAGGCAAAACAGCCTTCCAGGAGTAGCAGTTGTTAGCCCTATCTATTTGATTAGGTGCATCAATAAGGTCGTCTCTAACCTCTTGTATAGCTTTAATAATCTTAACAGATATATCTTTCGCTTGTTTCTTTAAATCTTCATCAAAGGGGTATATTTTTGTTAAACCAATGCCAGTTTCTGGAAGAACGGTAAAACTATTTGTAATACAATATAGACCTGCACTCATAGCCTCAATTAGTGCTATGCAGGATGTTTCTCTCCAAGTTGAAGGGTATGCAAAGATATGGGACTGTTGCAACTTATTCCTAGTTTCCTCATTTGATAACCTACCATGACAGATAATCCTATCATCTAATAAAATAGACTCTTTAATCCTATCTTGTATATCTATTTTCCAGTCAACAGTTTTAGTATCAAGGTCTCCTATAACGTGTAGCTCAACGTCTGGGTCTTTTATTAAAGCAAATGCATCTAAGAGTACCTCAAGACCTCTATATGGCTCAGAATGAAATACTAGTTTTATCTTATCTTTTGGTGGGTCTAAAAATGGTATTGGTTCAATAGCGTTTCTTATTACATGACACTTAGATTGATCTAGCCCTGGGTATGCTTCAACAAACCTTTGATATTGATAATAAGAAACAAATATTATATGGGCAACTAATGGGTCTGTTAGCCATGATAAGTCACCCTCAAACTCTCCAAGGTGAACCCATACAATGTTTTTACCATCTTCTCTTAAATCATTTTTTCCTGGAGCAAGTATCCAGTTCCATTCCAATAGGGACGGTAAAACTGGTAATACTTTTTCTTCCATAGCCAAAGCCATTAGCTCTGTTCCGCCAATCCAGGAATGATCTATGTCAAATATTTTTTTTCCCAATTCAAAAAACTTCCTATTAGATTAATCTTTGATGTGTGAGAAAGATTAATTGTCTTATCTAAATAAACTTTAATTCCTAAGTCTTTAATTTTACCACAAACAACATAGTCTTCAGAATACATTTCGCTATCTTTTACTAAGACTTCAAATACATTTTTACATAGCAAGCCATCATCCTGATAACTTTCATTTGCTTCCCATAAAGAATTAACTACCTCTTTAGACATTTTTAAAAATCCAAATCCAATGCCATCTACCTCTATAATGTCTCCATTAACTAGATTAGGTATCTTTGCAACATAAAGTTCTTTTATTGTCTTTCTTCTATATGTTGCACCCACAACATCTAAAGGGCTAGTAATCAATCTTAATAGGTCTGTTGGATCCCAATCAATATCTGAATCAATCCAAACTACACAATCGTATTGATTATGATAGGCATTAAATAATAATTTATTCCTTGCACTTTGAACAATAGCTTCCCCATTAATATAGTGATGGCTAAGCTCATACCCGTTTTCTTTTAAAAGAATTGCTGATTTTAACAGACTTGAGGAGTATTCTATAGAAACAGAACCATCATAGGCTGGTGTAAGTATTGCTACTTTCTTCATTATTCATCTTCAATAAGTGATAGTTCACGGTTGTACCACATGTCAACCATTTTGTAAAAGTCTTTAAAGGTACCAAAGTTAAATGTCTTGTTGTCTATAAATGGAAGAAGAAGGGCAGACCTCATTGTTACATTTTCTTTTTCTAGATCAATTACATCTCCAAATGGATGCAGGGCTACACCAAAGGTAAAAGTAACAGCACCATCTTTGATGTCTTCTGGATAGATGTATTTATTTGGTCTACCAGTTCTATCTTGCATCATCTCATAGGTTCTTGCTAATTTTTTAATGTATTCGTTAAGCTTATCTGAATCTAGCATTATTCATAAACCTTCCTTTTCCATAATTCATTTTTATACCACCCAGTAATTTTATTTCTAGGTCTGGCACTCCAACCTGCTGTTTGCATAGAAGGTACTAACTCTTTTTTCCAGTCTTCTCTCTTAAATGGTATCATTTGCAAAATTGGTGTCCCAGCTTCTATTATCCCAGAAAATCCCTTTTTAAGTGCAAACGGCACACCGCCAGTTCCTATTCCATTATCTGCATCAACAATTCCGCTAGTAGCAATAAATGGCAGGTCTAGCCTATTTAAAGGATGGGTGACTAAAACACTATATCCCTTTGGTGCTTTAAAACAATATTTAATTTCCCAAGCCTGAGAAAATGTTGAGTATCCTTCTGCTGTTGGCACTGAATCAGCTATGGGCTTTCCTCTTGGTGTTAATGGTGGTATTTCACTAGTCCATTTCATTGTAAAGTTATCATCATCTATCCATTCAACAAGGATATCGCAGTGCAGTTTAACTATATATCCAGATGTTAAACTATCTAAAAATGGCATACATGCCTTTACACTCATATTAGCACCACCATTTTCTGCAATGGTTAGTTTATTTCCAACAGAGTATCTAGACAGGTCCTTATACCATTTTGGAATTAATTCTTTTGCTGAAACTGGTTCTGGAAAAAGATTAGATATTTCTGGTGTTTCTGCCCACACCTCAAATGTTTTTTTCTTTATTCTCATTTCCATACCTTCTTTGTTCTAAAGAATGTTTTATATCTATTTTGAATCTTTCTCTTAGCATGTTGCCAAACAACGTGCTCTAAAAGCTCATCAGCTTCTGATATTTTATGAGACCATTCTTCTCTTCTAAAAGGTATCATTTGAATCATTGGGGTATCATAACCTACAATTCCTTCAAAACCTTTCTTAATAAAGAATGGAAAGTTTACTGGAGATGGGTGCTTGTCAGTATCAACAATGGCTGGTACACAATAAAATGGCAACTCGTCTCTCATTACTGGCGTTATAAACAATGTTGAGTATCCTGGAGGGGTTCTAACAATCCAAGGATTGATAAACTTTAGGGCTACATCTGGATGATATCCCTCTGGTACAGAAAACTTATTAAACTGATCTTTTGAATGTGATTGAACCAGAGACATTCCATCAACGGACCAGGAAGTTAGGGGAACATTGTTTTCATCAACTTGAAAAAGTATATCTCCTGGACACTTAATAACATATCCAGCGGTAATTAAATCAAACACTGGCATACACGCCTTAATTGTTCTCGCTGGTGTTCCCGTCTTATCCAAAACCATCTTGTCTCCAATGTTTAGGTTTTGATCTTTATACCACTTAGGTATAGTTGCAGAGGCTAAAACTGGTGCATCAAATATTTTTGAATACCCAACCTTAGCCTCCACAAACTCTATAACTGGCTTTGCGTTCTTACTCACTAAAACTCCAATTTTCTGCTTGATCTATTAAACTTTGCTGTAGCAATGCTTGTTCTTGCTCCTTAGCTAAAGTTTCATTATTTATGTAAATAGATGAAGATACTGTTTGCATAAGTCTAACATATGCAATAGTTTTTGTCAAGTGGTCTTGTGATCCAGTGTCTAAGCATGATAGCTCTTCTTCTACCGCCTCCATAAGACCATCTTTTATGTCTTGAATTAGATCTTCTTTATGAGACTCAGAAAGACTGCAAAAATAGTTAAACTTTTCGTGTCCATCTATGTCAATAAACTCGGTATCAGATACTCCAAAGATTAACTTGTCTCCCACTAATATTTTCTTGTATGTCATTTTACCCTCCTATCCTTATATTTTTATATAAAACATTGCTGTTGCGTAGTTCGGTACTGCCGTTGTAACAGCAGTAGTTGTTGATACAGATACCGTATGATCATGATTAGTTCCACTTGCAGTATACATATTGCCATCTGCATAATGATCGTGTTCAGTGTACGCTCCATATCCAATTGCAGGAACATATCCACTGTGAGCATGGTATCGCCCTGCAGCAGACTGATTACCATCAACTTTTCCAACTGGTTGATTTGCTGGAGTATTTGAGTTTCCAAAATAAAACCCACCCATATAGTGTGCGTGATATTCTCCCTGTGCCTGTGCATAAGCTGACCAGTAGTGACCATGATCAAAGGTTGAGGTTCCAGCAGTTGTAGTAGCATTTATAGAGTTTGTGTGGGTGTGCGATGCAGAGCCCCCAGTTGCATTTAACGCTTGAGCATTTTTCATTGCTAAAAACTTAACAGAATCGTTTAAGGTTGGAACATTAAAGGTTGTAACCGCAGAAGGTTGGTCTGTTGTTCCTGCAGAATATGCTGTACCACCATAAATATTTCCAATTATTTTGTGAAGATTGCTGTATGTAAATGTATTCAGTGATCTTCCATCACAGGGAACCATTCCAATTTCATCAATGTTTGTTAAAAAAGAGTTATGACCATAGGAAACAATTGAGCCAACTGGAATAAAGCTATTGGTGTTTGTGTCAATATCATATCCAGATATTACCTCTAAGTCTACGCTAGTCATGTTTATATTATATCCTACTTAAGACTTTATAAAATAATTTATTACAAAACTTTGTGGGTTTATGGATGAACTATTGGAGTTTACTGCTGCAAATGACCCAGAATGCGTATGACTTTGTGAAGAGTTTCCAATACCTGTAGACATTCCATGACCATGATCATTTCCATAAGGTCCATCTTGGTTCCCACCACAGTTTACTGAGTGGAAATGACCTGCACCAGAGGCACCACCAGAAGAAAAACCAGTTTTGTTTGCATTTAGTGGGTTATTGTCAGTACCACCACCTGATCCACCACCACCTGGGGCATGGTAAATGTTATTGTTATTTACATAATTGTTTGTTGGATGACCATGATCTACGGTTTTTGCTGCTAAATCATAGTTTGCAGAAGTTGAGTGGCTATGTGTGCTAGAGTTTCCATAAATACCACTACCAGATGTTTTCTGAATAAGATATCTTGAAGACATATTTGGCAATCTAAAGTAACCTACAGTTTCAGTGCCTAAGTTATATGTTGTTCCAATTGAAGTATATAGGTCTTGATACTGAGTTATTAAAACTTCTTGACCATTACAGTTTAACCAACCATCAGGGGTTGCTGCAACCATTGAGGATACAATTGCACCTGGCAAGAAAAATGGATTTTTGCTGTCTGCTATTTGTACTCCATCTTTTACGTTAAAGTTGCTCATTTTATCCTGCCTTAACTATAAAGTTTAAATAGATTGTTGGAGGTATAATTGCGGTGTTTGAGGAAATATACCCAGCTGCACTTGATGCTACAGTGTGAGCGTGTGCAGGTGCATTCGTATCATTTCTAGTTATGGCTCCATTATGTGCATGATTATATCCAGCATAGTTTGATCCCGATGCATATCCACCAGTATAGTGCTCATGGTTTTGAGTTGTCATATTCTGAGAGCTTCCTGCTCTATAGTTAGCAGCATTGTTTCCAAAAAAATCAATGCCAACATTTAAATATGAGTAGTGTGCATGAGCGGTATAGGTTGCATTAAAATATGTACCAACATTATGAGCATGAGAAATTGCGGTGTTATTGCTATTATTACCAGCATATGAATATGAATGCTCATGATTACTTGAACCAGTATTTGTATTTAAAGTAAGACTATCACTGCCTTTACCAATCAAATATCTTTCTCTTAAGTCTGGGAGGGTATTTGAATTACCTAAAAGAGCATATAGTTGTGGATATAAGGTTTGATCAAAGGTTGAACCATTACATAAAAGCCATCCAGCAGGTGCTGTAGTTCCAGCATATATTAAAATTGTTCCAACTTGTGGCAATATATTTTGTCCATATTCTTTGGACTCTAAACCAGATTTTACCTTTAGATTAATCATTAAACAGTTACCGCAGTTCTGATTATTTTAACAGAACAATTAGATGTGGAAGCATCTGTTACTGTTGCTCTTAAAAGGACATTTCCTCCAGATATTGTAGATGATATTGTTACTGGAATTGCATTAACTGTGCTTTCAAGGATACCATACTGAGTAATTTTTGTATTGGTGCCATCATGTATTAAAAATATCTTTGAGGAATAGTAGTCTGTTCCCTGTGTTACCTGAACAATAAACTCAGCAGTTCTATACTTTGTTGTAGCAAAGGAGCTAATTGTTGTGGCGGTATTTGCAGTAATAGATACAGTTTGTGAAACAATATCTACAAGAACATCAGTATTGACGGTATCATCAACAAATGATCTTACCCATGCTTCACCGTCCCAAATCCAAGTAACACTGCCTGATGTATATGTATCATTAAGTTCTGGGTCTAAAGGAAATATAGTAGCCATTATCCTATTAAATACCCCCCATAGTAAAATGCATGACTTCCTGTTCCAAGATTCATTGCAACGGAAGAAAACATCTTGCAAATCATATAGTCACCTGCAGCAAGGTTGTAAATTACTGGAGAAAATACAACAGGTGAATCCGCTATAGAGGTATTTGCTCCAGAAATATATGTTAGAGAGCCATCATTGATAGTAAAAGAAATTGCATACCTATTTCCTGCACCATTATAGTTGGTCCATCCACCTGCATAAAACAAATATCTTCCAGAAACTGGGGCAGTAAATCTTCCAGTAGATGCATTCCAGTTTGAACCAATGTTATGATCTACAATTGCCGTAGAAACCCCACCAGATGTTAAAAGCCTTGATATGTCTAGCCATGTGCCTCCACCATTATATGCCGTTCCAGCCGAACTACGAATTAAAAATGAGGGGTTGTTTCTTACATGTCTTCCAGATGAATCAATAGATCCTATTACGGTTCCACTACTATCCTGAATGTTTAATAAGTTTGCTGTTTGAGATACAGCCCCTTTAATTGTTAGGGGGGTTTGGGTAGAAAGAGACGGTATCATTTCCATAGTGCCGTTTATACGTCCATTTACTGGGGGCTTTACATATCCTGGCATTATCCTGCAATCTCCATTAAAGTTATTGAAGATATAAATCTTCCATCGTAATAAGCAGTATCTCTATCGCCTTCAGTTCTATTAATAAATACAGTTGAGCCATTGCTGTCCCCACCCAATTGAACTTTATAGGTTATTGCAGATGTTGTGTTGGGCGAGTCCCAAATATTTCCACCAAGCTGTGCTACATAGAATGGTCCAGCACCTGATGCCATATAAAATTCTGACAAGGACCTTGGTCTAGAACTTGAGGCATCTCCAATTCCAATTGCCGTTGAATCTCTAAGTACCCTAGATCTTACAACGCTTGCATCAGTATCTCCAGCTGCCTTTACATCTGCAATTATTAATATGTTGCTACTAGAATATGTGGGGGTAATTGATAAAGATAAACCAGAAATGTCATTCCACAATGCACCACTTATAACCTGTGCATCAGTCTTTGTAATATTTTTTACTTGTAATATAGAGCCACTATTAACTGCTTGAAATATATTATATCCACCAACGGTGGTAGATTGATCAACAGTATTTGTAGGTACTAAATATCCAGGCATATTACTATTATACCTCCTCTAGATCAGAAGGCTCAGGAATATTTCCTTCTTCTAGCCACTTTAAATATTCTTGATAGTCCATATTTGATTCGTCAAATGGTATTATTGCGTTATCTGATAAACGATTAACACATTTTGCTTCTTCTCCAGTTATTGAGTCAATACATTTTTTATACATTATAACTCCGCACTAAAATCTGCATAATTAGATCCACCATTTGTATATAGTGCATTTGGCTGACCTGTAGTTCCTGCTCCACCA